TGCAAAATGGAACCCATTGACGTTTATTTAATATATTGTGCTATGAAAGCGCATTTTGGTAATACCGATTATGACTTTATTACATATAAGGGTAAGAGTCGTGTATCCAGAGACTCGTTCTATAAACGCAAAGACAGGTTTTTCTTTGTAAAGCTTTCCAGAAAATATAAAGAGTATAATGAAATTAGAGATTATTTTATTTCTAATTTTATTAAAGATCGTAAAGGTTATATATCCAGTTTTAACGATGAAAACTATGAAAATTGGAAAACCCGCCGTCATAGTTTCTATAATATATTCATTGAAGAAATCAAACCTTTTATAAAAGAGTTTAATCCTTTATTTAAAGTCAAGAAATCTGAACATCCAAAATTGATGAAAGAATTTTTGGGGGGAAGACTGTCTTTAGAGACACTAATTGTTTGGGATGAACTTGTTAAATTTACCAAAAAATGGAATCAAAAATTGAAGGATGATATTGTCTGGCTTGATCTTAAAAAACTGATGAACGATTATAAAAGATTTTTGACAATTGATAAGAATAAATATAGAATTCACTTGCTTAATTTAATAGAAGAGTCTGGTGATAATAAATATTAAAAGGAAATAAAATATGGCTGTAAAAATGAATGTAATTTCTAGTGATCTAATTAAGATGAAACGTGTTAAAAAACGTACCTCTATTGGAAATAGTGTAAGAAGTTCCCCAAAGAATAAAAGTAAGAAACGAAGCTGGAAACAGTATAGAGGACAAGGAAAATGATAACAATATATACAAAAGATTGGTGTGGATATTGCACTAGGGCTAAAAATTATTTTATAGAAAATGATATAGAGTATGAAGAAATTAATATTGATGAAGATTCTTCTGCTTTAGATTTCATGAAAGCCGAAGGACATAAAACTGTTCCACAAATTTATTATAATGATAAATTGTTCCTGTCTGGAGGATATTCTACATTAAAAACTCTGGAAAAGTGGGAAATCCATGAACGTATAAAAAACAGTGAAAAATAATTTCTCAAATGCCGATATATTTAAAAATGATAGGAATGATAATTTTATCTATTATAATTGCGTCTGTCATAATAATATTTGCGGTATGTTAAAATTATTATAAAGGTGTCTTGACAAATGATAAAAACATGTTTATAATACAGACAATGAACTTAATAAAGGAGTCCGTTTAGTGGACAATACACAACGAAGAGAGGAAGGATTTTCTAAAATGGAAAATTCAGAATTACAAGCTCGAGTCAAAGAACTTGAGTATGATTGCGCTGAGTTAGAAAAATCTAATTCAGAATTGACTGATAGAGTTAAGAAGCTCGCAAATCGGATGCCTGCGTGGCCAAAGGGATATCGTCCACAAAATCGAAAATTTAATAATAAGTAGACATAACAGCATAGACGACAACGATATGCAGAAGGAAATAGTTACTAGCCGGTGTATCTGAGTGGTTTAGCACTACCCTTGTAAGGTTGTGACGTAGGTTCGATTCCTTCCACCGGCTCCAAACAAATAGGATTAATATGAATGTAAAATTAATAGACCACATGGGCAGTGATTTGACTGTAGTTAATGCTGCTCGTGTTTCGTTTGCAAAACATCATGACACCTTTGATATTGATGATGATACTAAACTTATTAATTATTTAGCAAAACACAATCATTGGAGCCCCTTTGGTCATGCGTCTTTACAATTTCACATACAGGCTCCTATATTTGTTGCAAGACCATTAGTAAAACATCAAATAGGTTTGCATCGGAAGGCAGTGTCACGCCGTTATGTTGATGATGATCCGACATTCTATGAACCTAAAGAATGGAGACTCGCCGCAGAGAATAAGAAACAAGGTTCTTCTGATGAAACTGTACATTATAATATTAATCCTGCTCATTTGTTTGCAACACAGTGTTATAAAAATATGTTGCGTCTAGGCATTGCGCCAGAGATGGCCAGGATGGTTTTACCCCAGAGTATGATGACAGAATGGTATTGGTCGGGAACTTTATATGCATTTGCTCGCGTATGTAATTTGCGATGTAAATCAGATGCACAACGTGAAACTCAATTCGTTGCAAACCAAATTGATGAACTTACGAAAGAAATGTTTCCTGTAAGTTGGGAAGCTTTAAGAACATGAGAGCTGTTGTTATTGGCAATGGTGAATCCAGAGCATGGTTTAAACCAAATCAAGTTAAAGCAAATGATGTTATGACTTGGGGATGTAATGCAATATATCGTGATGGATATGTAGACCATCTGGTAGCAGTAGACTATGCAATGCAACAGGAAATTTATGATTCTGGTTATTGTTTGGAACAACCAGAATGGCCTGAACAAGGAATTTGTCATTTTGCAAATTGGAAGATTGTTCCTTCTGAAGCCGCAGATATGATGTTGTTGGGATATAATATTCCAGAAGAGTTTATTCACAAAAGTAAAAAGGTTACAAATCAGTGTGTAATATCAGGTAAAGACCCCACAGCACTTCAAGAAAAAATTGATACTGCTATTCAAATGAATCCACATCTTGATATGAAAGATTTGAAATTAAAAATGGAAAAGGATGTTGGACTTTGGATTACATATGTGTGTGAAAATGATAATGTAATTTCTGCTGATTCTCCCACAGGTTGGTCAGCAGGAAATACGGCATTATATCTTGCAAGCCAGGTTGCTGAAGTTATATACATAATAGGATTTGACCTTAGTTCATATGATGCTCCATTGAACAACATATATAAAGGTACTAAGAATTATCTGCCATCGGATACAAGGGGATTTAATCCTGTCAATTGGCATAATCAAATGAGAACGATGTTTAGAGTTGAAGGGGGTGATACTCAATATTATTTGGTTGATTCTACTTTAGAATTTGAAGAAGATAATGTGACTTATATAACAAAGAATGAATTTTGTAAAGAAGTACTTGACAAAACGTAAATTATAATATATAATATTAAATATTAACATACGCAAACATAAGGAGACATACGATGTCATTAGCACAGTTAAGAAAATCGAACTCGCTCGATAAACTGCTTGGTGCAGTTGAAGCCGAGAACAAATCACAAGAGAAAAAGTCTTATGTGGATGAACGCCTTTGGAAACCAGAGCTTGATAAGACAGGCAATGGTTATGCAGTCATTCGCTTTTTACCAGCAGTTAATGGTGAAGATATGCCATGGGCGAAACTTTGGAATCATGCATTTCAGGGCCCAACTGGTCAGTGGTATATTGAGAACTCTCTTACTACAATTAGTCAAAAAGACCCTGTTTCAGAAATGAATACTGCTTATTGGAATTCTGGTTTGGAATCTGATAAAGAAATTGCTCGCCGTCAAAAGCGTAAGTTGCAGTATTATTCTAATATTTACGTTGTGAGTGATTCCAAGCATCCTGAGAAAGAAGGTAAAGTTTTTCTCTTTCGGTATGGTAAGAAAATCTTTGATAAAATCATGGAAGCAATGCAGCCTGCATTTGATGATGAAGAACCTATTAATCCTTTTGATTTTTGGAAGGGTGCGAATTTCAAGTTAAAGATTCGTAAAGTAGATGGTTATTGGAATTATGATAAGTCAGAGTTTGAGAACCCTTCTGCCCTGTTTGATGAAGATGAGCTTATTGAAGAAGTTTGGAAGAAACAGTATGCTCTAGCAGAGTTTACTGCTCCGACAAATTTTAAATCATATGATGAATTAAAGACTCGTCTTAATACAGTTCTTGCTGGAACAACTACAGTAGGAAATGTGACAACTTTGATGGAAGATGAGCCTGTTGTAACTGCTACTTTTGTAGACACTAAAGAGGAGCCTGCTCCTTCTATTAGTGTTACTGCTGAAATGCCTGGTATTACTGTTACTGCTGGTAGTGCTCAAGCTGATGATGATGAAGAAGAAGACACAATGGATTACTTCCAAAAACTCGCTAATGATGACTAATTAATAATTAGTCTATATAAACCCTCTCTGAGAAATTGGAGAGGGTTTATTATTTAGTGTTAAGGACTACGTTCCGATGTTCCACAATGCATTTGCTCCAGCAACAGCTCTGTTCTGATTTTCCAACGATGTATTGGTATTCGTAACACTATTAGTGGTGACAGGTGCAATATTCGTTGCCGGAGCGTTTATGATAGCAGCATCTCTCCGCGCTTGATCTCGCGCCATGCGTGTTACTCCAGCAGCATTTATTTGGTTTCCGGCGTTGGTTGTGCCAGGGAAAGAATTCATTAAAGCACTTACA